TTTGATAGTCCTGTAGATATACTTTCCTTGTACGAAATAATACCCATTCAGACCCTCACAAACATGATCTATGGTTTCCCACATATCCTCAGGATAATAATACTTCATGTGGGCCGCAAACATCTTACTAAATGCATGACCCGCAGTGGCTTCTTGTTTACTCAAATCTCCCGCTATCAAATAACCATTGATTTTCCCTTGATAACATTCAGCTGAAAGGCTGTTGAAATTCTCGGGACAATGTTTGGTAATCTTCTTGAGAACATGCTCCCAATCATGAGAAAGCGGATTGACACCTAGACAACAAGAAGTTTGAGAATGATGATTCGTAACATGGTGCAGATACTCTCCAAAAACCATTCTCAAAGCGATGTTATAAGCAAAATCGTGTCCATTTATAATACGACACATGAATTGCTCTCCAAAATCTTTTTTCCAAGCCAGTAGTTCGTCTTTGCTGAACTGTGTAGCTAATGGTAGAACCGCCTTTTTCTTAAACCTCTCTCTGTATTTCAAAGTCCTCTCTTTCAGAAGAGGATGAAATGTTTTAGTTTCGAAATTAACAAGTTCCTTCTTTTCTTGCTCAAAGAAACTCCCCACAAACTTGGAGCTTGACGACATAGAGGCTAACTGGCGCTGTGGATCACCAAAAAGAGCTTGTTCGAAAGTCAGCTCTCCCAGCGTCCTAGGCATATTGGGAACAAACCCTTTAGCATAATCGCCATCCAACATATGGTCAGCAACCCTAGTCGGTGTTTCACATTTATTGTGGGTAGCTTCTGACCTATTACGTACAGCTTTGGCTGATAGATTGGCAGGATAAAGCTTCTCGTCTTTATCGAGCAATTGGAAATAATCCGGATTGTCCAACTCATAAGAACTAAACTTTGGTGAATTGGTCCCCTTATGCATCTCACCCACAAGTATCGTACCTTTGATATGAGGTCCCTCGTCTATATGTCTGTACAGGCTTTTAAGGTCAGGAGGACTCTGAAAACTAGCCGTCTTCATAAACCTATCTTCCGCAAATATTGGGGTAACAAAGGAATCCCGTCCCGATCTAGCCATATGCATGCCCAAGAGCCCTGGATGATCTTTCTCAACGATGTAGGGCTGCCCGCAATCCCCAGGCTCGCCCATAGCATCATGGGCTATGAAATAATGTAGATGGCTATCAGTATATTTCTTTCCTGTTGGTCCTATGACGGAGACAGTCATACGAGAATCATTGACATACTTACAATCATAAGGGCCTTCGCGCACATAAAATATCTTGTCTTGTGAATACATCTTTGACAACCTTTTTGCGGAGACATCTTTCAGATCATTCGCGGAAGCTAACATCTTCCACAAACTGCGAACTCCATTTACAACATGGTTGGGAAAATAAATTTTCCCAAGATCTCTACCACCTTCAACTCTGAGTATTATCATTTGATCAGCATCTAAGGAGACAGAGCTCTTGCAGCCAGTAGTAGGATGATCTACATAGAAAGAGGCCTGCAATAAGGTATGATCAGACATCGAACCAAGAGCGTGCCAAGGAAAGAAGAACTGTTTCTCATCCATAAAC